TAGTCAGGAGGTAATATCATATCCATTTTTCCATGAAGATGGTAAGAGTTATGTTGCGGGTAACGGTTATGCAGGAATAAGTTTTGACAGGTGGCCAAACGGACCTGTTTTTGATGATTATGGATTTAAATTTATAGAAAATTATCTACAATATGGTGGTCAAGTAATAATATTTTCCCAGAAAGAAAACGAAAACGGAAATGGTTATGCAATAGAAAGAGCAAAAAATAAAAAAATAAACATAGATGCATTTGTTTCTTCTTATTATCAGTACAATTCTAATGTAAGAAATATAGTAAATTCTAGACAAGATTGTATTGCAATAACTGCCATTCCTTCTGAATATAAAGCAGGAGAGTCTTTTGGTCCACTACCAAGCGCCTTTGACCTAGAAGAATTATATTCATCTTTTCCCGGTTCTACAGTTGCATATACAAATTACAATCCTGTTCCGAATGGAACTAGGAAATATGTTTTAGATGTACCATTTTTAAAGAATACAGGAGACAATGTTTTAGTTAGCGGCGATGGCGGGGAGAGGTTAAAACAAGAACCTATTTTTTCTGTTTTCTTTAAGAATTTAATACCAAATCAAAGTATGTTTGGAACATCAGCAGATTTAATACAATGGGAAAACAATAATAGTATTGATAATTTTGAATTGGCTACTGGAATAAGAGGCTGCACATTTGATGTTTCTAATATAGATTCTGGTGTTTTTGATGTTGAGCCTGGTATTACATTTTTCTCGTCGGCCGCGGCGGTGACGCGAGCCGGGGCGGGGAATCTTACCAGAGGTATACCTTATCTATACGGTACAGCGGACTTTGCTGGCTTCCCCGTTGCTAATCAGTATATCAACATGGAGACTGCGACGGTCGGGGTCCTTTCTCAACAACCTATTATAGATTTTGCCAACTCAGAATCCGGGGTAACATACAATGAAATACAGCACACAAGAATTGAGCCCGGTAGAATAGGTGTATTTTTTACAGCAAAAGAAATATACAGATGGCCATGGCTTACTAATAGTGTCAAGCCAAATAATTCTGTCAATCCAACCGATAGAGATGATCGTAGCATATTTGGATCGTGGCTTCCTGCAAATTGGAGAACTAATAAGTTTGCATTCACTCTCACTTCTTTCCATAATGTGGCGGCGACGTCTACACCTGACAATTATGAAATTTTAGACGGAGGATATTTAACAGCATATCCAAATAATCTCTCTGAGGAAGTGAATTCAACGGATCCAGGCAAGGCTCAAAAATCTCATGTTTCTTTGATTGATGTAAGAGACACACTGGATGAAAACCTTTCATTATTAGATGAAATATACGGTCCGTCTGGATTAGCCCCTGACGCCGAAGTATATTCTTTATTAAGCAGTAGTTCTGGCTTCAATGATCAATTATCTATAATAAATTCATTTAAAAAGTCACATAACATATATGCAACAGAAGATACATTTCATGAATTTGATTCTAGATTTTGGGGATGTACATGCTCTCAACTTCCTGAATTTTTCTCTGAATACGGACTTATAGGTACAACTCAAGGTGGGGGTAGAGGTATAACTCCCGATATTTGTATAGAATTTGGAGACGCTTCTACCACACAATCTGTTACTGCGGAAGGAAGTACATACAGGGCTTATATAGGCATTTCTTCAACTTTTCCTAAAGTTGTTATTACAGGACCTGTTAATATTTACGGAGAACCTATAGGATTATTCACAGATCAGGCTTCAAATGGTGCCGGAACAACTCTGTCAAATCTTATTGATAAATTTAGAGATTTACCCTTTAACAATGCAATTGATTTTGATTTCAATGAGGTAGGTAATACTATAACGATACCGGCTGGTACGCTCAAAACTGTTTTATTTTATCCATTGATAACACCGGATGGATGGGAAAATGAAGGATTAACTCACGACACTGAAAATTATTTTTATGCAACGGTGAACACCCCTGAGGTTGATGCTTATTATGAATCAGGACCTATTGCACCAAAACTTATACAAAATGACAAGCACTGGCCAGAAAATTTATCTAAGGATTACTCTAATACCTTTTGTTTAGGTTACGAACCTAGTCCTACTTTTACACAAACTCAGGTTGTAAATGTCAATCCATTAGGATCTGTTTCTGGTGTGACTGCTATAAATTCTGTTGGTTATGTCGGAACTCCTAGCGATGAACTAATAAGCAGATTCTTTGGAGCAACAGCAAATGGAATCTCTAACGACGGAATCCACATGCTTGCAAGGCTTGATTTTACAAACACATACCCACCGCAGGGAGAAGGCCTTCTCCCAGCCGGAGGACCTCCTATTTATATTGAAGATCTTGAATACAATACTTTATTCGCATCAAACGCAGATCTCTATGAGTTCCCAGTCTTTGGCGAGAAGTTCTCAGAAGACTCATTTGAGCAATATAAATCTCTAAATGAAACTCAAGAGATTGGGAAATCTGATGAAATAGCATTCACTTCGGATGTTGCTGGTATGTTCGCAAGACTCTTCCGAGATTTATCTCCTTGGTTCTCTCCAGCAAATCAAAAAGTATCGAATGTCACCGATATTATTGCCGAGAGATACCATCTTTCAAACGCAGAACAAGATGATCTATATGACAGCAAGATCAACTTCATTAAGCAAATTGATGGAGCACTCAAACTCTGGGGTGATAAGACATTCGCTGACTCTACAAGCACATTCTCAAGAGTCAATGTTGCCAATCTCTTCATCTACCTGAAGAAGAAGATAGAACCACTCGGAAGAAGATTCCTCTTCGAGCAGAACGATGCCCAGTCCAGAGAACTGTTCAGAAACGCAGTAGAACCGTTCCTACAGACTCTCAGGGGACAACGAGCAATCACTGACTTCAAGGTGATCTGTGATGAGACAAACAACACACCTGATATCGTTGATTCGAATCAGTTTGTTGCCGAAATACTTATCAAACCAACCAAAACAATCAATTATATTCGTTTGACTATGACTAATGTGGGTACTTCCTTTGAATTAGAGTAATTCATAAATAAAATGAAATCTCTAGGAGAAAAAAATGGCACGACCTAATGTAACAGTAATAGTAAACGATCAATCATTCGTCATCAGCGGAACCGAGTCTGGTGGCGCACACCGTGCTGGATTCCCCTCTGCTGAACTTCTTCAGGCTGTCGGAAACACCACCGAAAGACAGCAAGGATTTATGGTTATTGACAGCACAAACACATGGTTCGGAAAACTCAAGAGCACAGAACCAGTCGGAAGTCCTGGCGGTTCAGTTGCTGGTAAAGATATTGTATTCTATCATGCAATCACAGGTGATGGTTCAGCATCTGGATTTACTGGTGGACCACAATTTGCTGGTGCAACATTCCAAAGATGGCCACTCGGACCAACTGGAAATTGGGGCACAGATTGGTGGCATGTTCACAACTACCTTCTCTACGGTGGAATTTGCGTCGTAGGAGGTACAGGAACAAACATCAACACAACAAGTGCAGTAGAGACTCTTAAGAACAAGTCAATCGCACTCGACTCGGTGTTTGGTGTTTCTGGTGATAACAGTGATATCGAAACCATTGTCGATACCAGAGGTGACTGTGTTGGTATTCACCACATTCCTAGTAGCACTTCTGTTGCTTCAGCCGCCGTTACAACCAGCAGCGAAAACATCATCACAGTTTATGGTGAGAAGTATCATGTGGACATTAATCGTCTGAACACAAGTGTGGTCACAGAAGATAATTTGATCTCAACCCCACTTGCTCCAGATGTTGCTGGATGCCTCGCAAGAACTGATAGAGTTGCTGCTCCTTGGTTCTCACCAGGCGGTTCAACCAGAGGTAGAATTCTTGATGTCGTAAGACTTGCGAAAGATCTCAGTGATGCAGATCAAGACGATCTCTACGATAGCGGTGTCAACCCAGTAGTTACTTTCCCAGGCGAAGGAACCATTCTCTTTGGTGATAAGACAAACAAGGCTTCAACATCTACTCTCAGTAGAATCAATGTTGCTCGTCTCTTCATCTATCTGAAGAAGGTAATTGGTGCTGCTGCTAGAAGTCTTCTCTTCGAGCAGAATGACGATATCACTCGTAACCTGTTCATCAACGCAGTTACACCTCTTCTCGAAACCATTCGTGGTCAAAGAGGTATTACAGATTTCCGAGTGATCTGCGATGACACAAACAACACACCTGACATCGTTGATTCGAATCAGTTCGTAGCAGATATCTTCGTCAAACCAACCAAGTCCATCAACTTTATTCGTCTTCGCTTCACCAACAAGAGTGAAGGTGCTGAATTAGGCTGATAAATACCAATAGGAGATAAACAATGCCAGCAAATAGTTTAGACGAATTTAAAAGTAATTTTCACGGCGGGACCAGAAGAAACCGCTTTGAAATCAATGGAGCAATAACAGGCGGCGGTGCTCTCACCACATACCACGCCTATGCATTCACACTTCCACAAATTGGAATCGGAGAAATTCCAGTAGATTACCGTGGAAGAAGACTTTATATCCCGGGCGACCGTGATTATCCAACTTGGACTCTTACCATTCTTGATGATGCAGGTGGTGACGGAGCACAGATTTATCACGGTTTCCAAGAGTGGCAAAGACAGATCAACGATCATGTCGAGAATGTTTCTGAACTCAACGCATCAGCAGGTAGAACCCAGTGGACTGTCAAGCAACTAGATTTTAACGGAAACGATGTTCTCAAGACATTCGTTCTCAAGGGTTGCTGGC